ACTTTCGTATCTTTGGAATGCAAGTTGGATGCGGAGTTGACCATAAGAGCTATGCAATGGCATACGGTAAAAACTTCAAAAAGCCAGCTATTGGATGCGGTGTATTATTAAACAAAGGTAATTTGCCAATAATAATTCCTATGATATTATAAATAAAAAGCGGTTTGAGTTCCTGTCTTTTTCCCGTGATTTCGATTGCGGGTTTTTTATTTAAAAAAAAGTATAATTAAACTAATGAATAGTGTTTTTAATCGTTTTAAACAAAGATAATGAACTTTTGGTATATTGATATAGTTTATATTTTATCGTTTGTTAAACAGCTTTTAAATGCTTTTCTAATTATTTTTAAAAATAAATTAAAAAAAGTATTAAATATTAGAAAATAGTTTTTATATTTGGGGCATCAATTAGGCTGCTACCTATTGATTTAGGTTGCCTAATTATTTTAACCTAAATACCCTATCAGGATTTGCAGCCTCTTGATGGGGTTTTTTATTTGTATTAAATCCAAAAAGTTGTATCCGTTTGAACTTTAAAAACAAACTCCGTATATTGAAGTGATTTGATAGTAGGCGGTGCAGTAATGCAAAGAGTAATATCTAACGGTTGTAAATAAAAAATCCCGCACTAACTTAGCTTGTTAACGGGTGCTACATTCCGAAAGGTTAAAATACAACTGAACTAAACAGCCATTCCGAAAGGAGAAGTAAATAAGAAATTGGTGTAGCAGGGAAGTGTAGATATTGCTTTATTAATTAAATAGGGAATTAATCAATGCTAATTTAGGGTTCCAGTCCTAATGTAGCATAAAAGCGAAGCTATGTTTAAATTAAAAAAAAATAAGATAAAAATAAATTAGAATTATATTGTTTATTAAAAATTTTATTATATCTTTGCTAAACTAATCACTAAAAAATAAACTATGGGTATTTATAAAAGAACAAAGACACCAGAAGAGCACGCAGCTTATATGCGTGAATACCGAGCTAATAACAAAGAAAAGATAAAAGCTATAAACGCTAAATGGTGGGAGAACAATAAAGACTTTTTAAAACTAAAAAAATCATTATGAAAAAAGAATGTGAATGTACAGATGAATGTTTAGGTTATTTGACTAAGGAATGTAAAAGTATTGAAGAACCTAAACAAGAAACACTTGAAGAAGCTGCTAAAAGAATGTATGGTAATGACGAAGATGGATACTATGTACAAAAAAGAGCTTTTAAAATTGGTGCTAAATGGCAACAAGAACAAATTTACAATGAAATTAAAGAGCTATGAAAAGTAAACAATCGCCACTTCAAAGAATTAATCGTATAATGGATTTTTTATGGAAGCGTGGTAATAATAAAGAATCAGTAAATAATGTTTATAGAAAAATAATTAATAATAAAGCAAAATGAAAGCAATATTGAAATTTAATTTACCCGAAGAACAAATGGAGTTTAATAGAGCAAATCAGTCATTAGATATGGCTTGTGCTTTATTTGATATACTACAACTGCGAAAGGCTTTTGAAAGACAATATGAAGCAATTGAAGATGAAAATTTGCCTGATTGCTATGATGGATTGCATAGAATGGCAAATGAAATATGCAGAATACTTGACAAACATAATATTAACATTGATAATTTGATAGAGTAAAAACAATTAATTATTATAAAAATGAGTAAAAAGAAAAACACCGAAATACACAAGCTATACTGTTTAAGCCAGTTGCTTTTAGAAAGCCTTGACGAACTTAAACCAACATCAGCTAAAATGGTAAAGTTTAAAGAAGATTTAATAGGTTTATGTGAACAAATGAACAACGACGTGGCAGATACTTACACCGTTCAAAAGAGCACTTATTTTCACGATATGACAAAAAAAATTGATACGATAGTTAGACACGAATTTAACGACAAAATGTAATGGAAAAAGAATATTCAGTCAGAAGTATAGATACTTATTTATGTTATGATTGGCTTTTAAATAAACATTATGCACATCGTATTCCAAGTATTAGTTTTTCTTTTGGATTATTTAATAAAGAAGATATTTTACAAGGTATTTTAACTATTGGAAAACCCGCATCAAATCAATTATGTATTGGTGTTTGTGGAATAGAAAACAGTAAGTATGTATATGAATTGAATAGACTTGTAATTAATAGAGGTTTGAAAAAAAACACACTATCTTTTTTTGTTTCTAAATGTTTAAAATTGATAAATCAAAATATTATTATTGTTTCTTATGCCGACACAAAAATGAGCCATCACGGCTATATATACCAAGCTACTAATTGGATTTATACTGGAGCAACAAAAGAGCGAACCGATATAGGTTTTGAAGATGGCAAACATTCAAGGCATTACGACAAAAATATTGATTATTCAAATAGAAAATTTAGAAGTTCCAAACATAGATATATTTATTTTTTAGGTAATTTAAAAAAACAATTTAAAAAGGAATTAAGATATGAAATTTGTAAATATCCAAAAGGAGAAAATCAATATTATAAAGATAATTATGATCCACAAATACAAACAATTTTAAAACTATGAAACAAAAAAAGTGTAAAGTTTGTCAAGAGTTTTTTACCCCGATCCAGTTTGCACAAACAGCCTGCGGTTACAAATGTGCAATAATCCACTCGAAAAATTTAAAATTACAAAAAGAGCTAAAAGACTGGAAAGCAGAAAAAGCTATTTTAAAGGACAAACTTAAAACACTGGGACAATATGAAGCTGAAGCTAAAAAGAGCTTTCAAAAGTGGATTAGAATGAGAGACGATAAAAAACCTTGTATTAGTTGCGGAATAGAACAAACAGACCTTTGGGACGGTGGACACTATAAAAAAGCTGAAATATACAGCGGTGTTATATTCGACGAAAACAACTGCCACAAACAATGCCGAAAGTGTAACAGGTTTTTAAATGGTAATGAGCTAAATTATAGACAAGGACTAATACAAAGGTATGGTATTGATTTTGCGGACCAGATAGAACAAAAAGCAAATGAGACCAGGAACCACAAATTTACTAAAGCAGAATTAATAGCAAAAAAAATGCAATATGATTTGCTTATTAAAGAAAAAAAATAACTATATTTGTCCTTTCATAATTTATTATTTAAGGTTTTAGTGAACCCCGAAAAGTCCCTGCCAGTAATGGTCGGGATTTTTTTTTAAAAATAATTTACTTTTATCTTGTTTATTAAAAATTTTATTATATCTTTGTACCATAATAATAACAAAATCACTAAAACAAAAAACAAAATGGAAAATCAATTAGCAAAAAACTGGAACAAATTAGTAAGAAGCGAAAAATTAGAAATCATTGAAAATGCAATCGATATGTGCAACACAAACGAGGGATTTTTGATGTTAAGACTTTGGAGCAAAGACAATTCAATTACAGCATTTATATCCACTAAATTAGACAATCACCTTTGTACTGAAGCCGTATCGCAAAATACTTTATTTTCATTATTTGGCGAAGATTACGATTTTCAAGAAGAAGATGCTGAAACAATATTAACTTGGATGGAAAGTCAAATCTAATGAAAGCAAAAACACAAATCAAAATTGGGCTGTTAATAGCATCCTATTTTATAATTAGAATTTTAATTAATATTTAACACTAAAACAAAAACAAAATGAGCAAACAAAATGAAAATTGGGCAACAAAGGACTTAGTTAACTTTTTAAGTCAATCAAACGAAGCTTTAAGGCTTGAAAACTCCAGACTAATGGATGAGAACGAAAGACTAATGATGAACATCGAAGTTCACGATGCTGAAATAGTATCTAACGGAATGGCGCATTATTATCAATTTATGAATCAATTTAATTATACACTTAAAAACAAATAAAAATGGAATTACAAGAAAAATTAAGTAAAATACAAATCGAATTTAAAGCCGAAAAGAGCAAATTTAATTCATTTGGCAAGTACAAGTATAGAAGTGCCGAGGATATTTTAGAAGCCTTAAAGCCAATTAATGAAAAGTACAAAGTGTTTTTTACAATTAATGAGCAATTGATCAACGCAAACCCGCCTATTATGAGTTCGGTCGCTACTGTTTACGATTGTGAAAGCACAAGCTCAATAGATAGTCAGGCGATAGTAGGAATTGATTTAGAACAAAAAGGAATGGCAATGCCACAAAGATATGGTTCGGCTTCTTCATACGGTAAAAAATACGCTTTAGGCAACCTTTTATTAATCGACGATACACAAGATGCTGATGCTACAAATGGACACGGTAAAGAGCCTAAAAACGAGCTAAAAGAAAAACCATTTTTATTACAGGATAGTGATAGTTTTGCAAAAGCAAAAAAATACATTGCCGAGGGTGGAGACATTAAAATAATTGAAACAAAATACATATTAACAGCCGAAGTTAAAGAGGCATTAACAAAAAAATAAAATGGAAGTAAACGGAAAAATTATAGTAGTAGGAGAAACCGAAACTATTGGAGCAAAAGAGTTCAAAAAAAGATTGTTAGTAGTACAGAGCGACGAACAATTTCCCCAGTCGTTGCCGATTGAATTTACACAAGACAAAACAAATCTACTTGACAAATTTAAAGTTGATGACTTAGTAAAAGTTAGTATAAATTTGAGAGGTTCAGAATGGAAGGGTAAATATTACGCTAACATACAAGGCTGGCGAATTGACAAAGTAGATTCATTAAGTTTAACAGCACAACAGCAAATGCCAGACCGGGAAGCCACACAAGATGAAAGCGACGGATTGCCATTTTAATTATTAACGGGGTGTAAAAGCCCCTTTTAAAAACACTAAAACAAACAAAATGAAAACAAATAAAATTATTAAAAGAGGAGCAGATTTAAGAGTATTTGAATTTTTAAAAGATTTGCATAATAATGTAAATAATCCAAATTTTATTGGATTAAATTCAACTGCAAAAAAATATAAAATAGGCACTTGTTACGGACCAACTTTAAAAAGTTTAAAAATAATTAAAAGTATTTCTTTTAAAAAATATATATGGTTAGCTGGAAAACCAACTTTATTAATGTCCAAAAAAATATTAAAACATTATTCTGAAAATAAGGATAAAAATATATTGGAAAATGAACAGGTTAAAATTAATTTTGATAAACCAGCAAAAAGAAAGTATAATAAAAAAGAAATAAAATTTGAAAAGCAAAATTATTCATTTAGCATTTTATGGGGTTTAATTAAAATTCAAAAATCGTAATTATGTTAATAGACTATAAACAACAATTATCAATTTTAAAGGATATAAGGAGCGGAAAATTAAAAGAAGGCTATCGGTTAGGTATTCCAGAAATCGACAACTATATTCGCTTTAAACCATCAAATTTCAATATAATACTTGGACACGCAAACGTCGGTAAAACAACTTCAATAGTGTATTTGATGTTGGCATATTCTTTAAAGCACGGTAAAAAGTGGTTAATTTGCTCAACTGAAAATGACAGTTATTCTTTGATTAGAAAATTAGTTGAGTTCCTGGATGAAACACCGATTAATTTGGTTTCTGATAGCAACTTCAAAACGCATACGGATTTTATCAATCAGCATTTTAAGTTTGTAGACAATGCAGTTATGTATACTTATATAACAGCCATCGAAATGTTTGGCAAAGTCAAAAAAGAATTTAACTTTGATGGCATATTATTAGACCCTTACAATAGTTTAGCAAAAGAGCCAGAAATGATGAAAAACCTTGGCGGTCACGAATACGATTATCAGGCTTGTACTGAATTGAGAATGTTCTGCAAAGAAAACAAAGTATCTATTTGGTTAAATACACACGCAAACACAACAGCTTTACGGATGCTTTACAATCAACAACATCCTTTCGCTGGCTTTCCACAACCGCCAATGGCAAACGATGTTGAGGGCGGTGGAAAGTTTGTAAATAGAGCCGATGACTTTATAGTTATTCACCGTTTAGTTGGACACTCAACAATTTGGAACCAAACAATGATCCACATCAGAAAAATAAAAGAAGTTGAAACAGGTGGTATTCCTACACCGTATGACGAACCAATAATTTTAACAGCAATGTACAACAATGTAGGCTTTGCTTTAAACGGTAAAAGCATACTTCAAACGATAAAAGAATCACAATTAAATTTTTTATAATTATGACATCAAAAGAAAAAGCAAGGAGTTTAGTAGATAAATTTTTGGATATAGCAACACCAACAAAAGAAGAATACAGCAAACAATGTGCATTAATAGCAGTTGAAGAGGTTAGGAATTTTCACTATAAATTATTCTTTGCGTCAAAGGGCAGTTTATTAGACCAGTATTTAGACAAAGTAAAAATCGAAATAGAAAAGCTATGACAAACATACTTGATGTTCTTTCTAAAAAGCACAAACAATGGCTTGACTATGTAAAATCGTTTGGATGCTCAAACGACATAGCTGAGGACTACGTACAGGAAATGTATCTGAAAATATACAGCTACAGCCAGCGAAAGGATAACATCATAATGTTTGACGAAAACCAAGTTAATTTTTACTTTGTTTATGTTGTTTTAAAAAATATGCATATTGACGATATACGAAAGAGCAAAAAGCATTTAAAGACCGATTTAACAATAGATATAGCTGAAGAAATAAAAGAGTATAGCGAGGTTGATTTTTACCTTAAAAAGGAAGCTAAAGACGCTTGGTTAAATAGACTGAATCAGGAGCTGGATAGTATCGAAAGTTATACAAGGCAAAAAGCAAATTTAACCTATATTAAATTCATATTTGAAAAGGTGTTTGTTGAAAATGTAAACATCACAAAATTAAGCAAAGAAGTGGGTATAACTTATTGGAGTTTACGAAATACAGTATTAATAATCAAAGAGCAAATAAAAAATGAAATTCAATCTAAATGAACAGTTTTTGCCGAGAGACAGGGCAATATTATTTTTACAAAAATACCCTCTTTATTATATAAAAGATGTAATTAACGGTAACATTGAAAAGAGCAGAAAAGCAAACGAAACTGATATCTGCAACTATTGGAACGAAGTAGTAATCGAAATTAAAAAATTAATAAAATGAAAAACAAAATAAACTATTTAGAATTATTTGTAATATTAATTATATCAGTGATATCAGTATTAATTATTAATCAAATATTAAGATGAGAAAAGAATTTCAAGATTATTGGGACGAATTAAGATTAGGAGACCGTTTGGAACTTGTCTTTAAATACACTGGCATAAAATGGCTGGTTAAAAAGATAAATCCAAACTGCAATTGCGACAAAAGAAAAGAGAAATTAAACAATTTTAGAATCAAAAGAAAATGAATCAAAACGATAGATATTGGTGGTCTACTTTTCGAGAAAAAAAGAGACCATATTTAGAAAACGATGAGTACAGAATGATAAGCGAAATTTACGCAAGAGTAAAAAATCTAAAAGTAGACTATCCCTGCAAGTGTAACCCGACCAGAATCCAATCAATGATAAACGAATTGAATCTAATTTATGACAATTGAACAAACCCACGTTTGGGAACAGGGTATAATTCAGTTATTGAATTTAGACGGTTGGGAATTAGAATGGACTGGCGGAGAGTTTGAGCACTACGACGCAAAGGGAAAAACACCAAAAGGATATAACTGTATTGTAGAGTTTAAAATAAGAAATGAATACTATCCAACAAAACTATTAGAAAAGTTCAAATACGACCATTTAATGAGCCAAAAAGACTGCCTTAAGTTCTATTATGTATTTGATAGCAAAGGAAACTATTTATACTTTTTAGACCAACTAAAACTACCCGAAGAGACAAACTTACAAGCTGGAAGTACAACCTACTTTGATAACAAAAACAAAGTTAACAAACCAGTTTATATGCTAACTGAAAGCCAGGCAGTAATAATAAATAAAAATACTTTATAAAAAATTTGTTTATAAGTATTTAATTTATATCTTTGTCAAATATTAATCACTAAAACAAAAAAAGATGAAAAATTATATCGCACTTAGCTTTAACCAAAAAACAAACGAAGCGGATGAAGTTTATGTAATGGCTAACAATTTAAAAGAAGCAAAAGCAAAAGTTATTAATTGCATTTGTATTTGTGTATTAGGAAAAGGAAATAGTAAAATAAATTTTTAATTTAATAAACAAAGTGGAGCAGAATACTATAAACTGCAATTTTTAAAATCACTAAAACAAAAAAAGATGAAAACATTATTTGACAAATTGAATCAAGAAATTTTAGAAAAATTAAATGAACAAAGTGTATTATATCCATCACTTACAGAAAAAATGATTTTAGAATTAAAAGAGAATGTTTCTTGGCTACATTTAACCGTAAACACAGCACAAAATTTATGTATGCTGGACAAAAACAAAAACTTAGGAATAATCGAATTATCTAACTTATTTAAAAAATAAAATTATGTCAACACAAGGTACAATAAACTACAAAGGATTTGAATTTAATTTTGAATACAATTATACAGCAGGAAGACCAGCAACTTGGGAAGATCCAGAAGAGTATGAAGAATGGGAAATTTACAACATCACTCTAAATGGAATTGATGCAGAAGAATTGATTGAAGATATGCGAGAAGATTTTGAACAAGAAGTAATTAATAATTTAAGCTAATGAGCTACGACAATTGGATCCAGATTTACGAGCAAATGAAAGACGTATTTTCAAGAGACAAAGAACTAACCCACATTGATATTTCAATCAATATACAGCCCGTTAAAAGCGAAAAGAAAACAGCTAAAATTTCAATTAAAACATTTAAATAAATTATGATACAAGACAAAAGATGGGTACTACTTGAAGAAGGCTATCCGCACACAATTTTATTAAATGAGCAAGAAGCCAACGCAATGAAACAGAAATGGCAAATGGTACATCCTAAATTGAAGTATTCAGTATTTTACGATGAGTACTATGAATTTGTAGAGTTTTATTCGCCAGAAGAGAAAGAACAGAT